GCTCTCTCCCTGAGACAGTTCGAACAGTGCCAGACTCACCTTTTAGCAAACCAGATGGAATCTAATTGACACAGATTGATGCACAAATAATCCCGATCAAACGAGGGGTCGGGCTAATTGGTAGCACCACGCCAAGAATACACACGCCTTTACTTACTGGTAATACTAAAGCGCAAGAAGTAGCAGATTTAGCCGTACAAATAGGGTTGCCGCTTATACCCTGGCAACGCTGGGTGCTAGATGATCTACTAGCTGTAGATGATGCAGATAATTGGCGCAAGAAAACAGCACTATGCCTAGTCGCACGTCAGAATGGTAAGACACACCTAGCACGTATGTTAATCCTGGCGCATTTGTTTCTATGGGATAGCAAGAACGTATTAGGCATGTCATCTAACCGCAATATGGCATTAGATACATTCAGGCAGGTTGCATACACAATAGAAGATAACGAAGTATTAAAAAAGCAAGTAAGACAGATACGATTGGCTAACGGTCAAGAATCTATTAGCCTAAAGAATGGCGCTCGCTATGAGATAGCAGCAGCTACACGAGATGCACCACGTGGCAAGACTGCAGACTTTTTATATCTTGATGAGTTACGAGAGTGGACACCCGAAGCCTTTACGGCTGCACTGCCAGTAACACGTGCAAGACCTAACGCCATGACTTTTATAACAAGTAACGCAGGTGATGGATTTAGTAGCGTGCTAAATGACTTGGTAGAACGCTGCAAGTCTTACCCGCCAGAAAATATGGGTTACTACGAGTACAGCGCACCGCAACACTGCAAGATCACAGATCGTAAAGCGTGGTCTATGGCAAACCCAGCATTAGGTCATCTCATCACAGAGCAAACATTGGAAGAGAGCGTCAACACAAACAGCATAGAAGCTACACGTACTGAGATGTTATGCCAGTGGATAGATAGCGCAGTAAGTCCCTGGGTCTATGGCAGTATAGAGGCTTGCTCTGACAGTAACTTAGAGATACCTGTAGGCCCACAAACCATCATGGCATTTGACATAGCACCGACACGCAGATCAGGCGCATTAGTTATGGGTCAAGTGAAAGACGGCAAGATAGCAGTAGGTTTAGCACAGCTATGGTCTAGTGATGTGGCTATTGATGAGATTAAAATGGCAAGTGATATAAACGAGTGGGCTAGAAAATACCACCCGACTATTATCTGCTTTGACAAGTACGCAACGCAGACACTTAGCACACGCCTAGAGCAAAGCGGATGGAAGATGCAGGATGTTAGCGGCCAAGCCTTCTACCAGGCATGCAGCGACCTATCCGATGCTATGGCTAATAACAGACTTGTGCATTCTGGCCAAGTCGAGCTAGTACAACACTTAAATAATTGTGCCGCTAAGACTAGCGATGCAGGCTGGCGTATTATCCGCAGAAAATCTGCAGGAGATGTTACAGCTGCAATATCCCTGGCTATGGTTTGTAGCGAACTAACTAAACCGCAACGCACCGCTGCTATATTTGTGTAATTAGTACCATTTGTCCGTTTCGTGGTATATTATGGTGATATGGGTCTATTGTCTGCTTTGGGTATAACTAAAACTAATAAAACTGTCGAAGCACAATACGCCCCTGCCGTTATGTTAGATTCTTATGGATTTAACAGCATAGGTACACCATTTGGTTATGGCCCGATAGATCGTGCATTAGCTGTGCAAGTGCCAGCTGTAAATAGATGCGCTAATTTAATTAAAGGTGTAGTTGGATATCTACCATTAAAACTTTACAAAAAATCAACAGGCCAAGAATTAGCATTACCACTATGGTGCGAACAGCCAGATATTAGACAGCCACGATCTGTAACAATAAGTGCGACAGTAGATTCACTTATATTCTACGGCCAAGCATTCTGGCGCATTACAGAATTATATGCAGACGATATGCGCCCTGCACGATTTGAGTGGGTAGCAAACACTAGAGTGACTGCACAAACTAATGCACTAGGTACAGAAATTTTGTATTACATGATTGACCAACAAAAAGTGCCTATGGTCGGTGTCGGATCACTTGTTACATTTCAGGGTCTAACACAAGGCGTATTACAAACCGCAGGTCGCACAATACAAGCCGCATTAGATTTAGAAAAAGCTGCAGCTATATCTGCCGCAACACCAATGGCTACAGGATTCTTAAAAAACACTGGCGCAGATATGCCAGAGTCGCAAGTACAAGGTTTACTAGCTGCATGGAAGTCTGCACGTCAAAATAGAAGCACTGCATACTTGACTAGCACATTATCTTATGAGCCTGTCGGCTTTAGTCCTAAAGATATGATGTACAACGATGCGCAGCAATATTTAGCAACACAGATAGCACGTGCCATGAACGTACCTGCATATTACATAAGTGCAGATATGAATAACAGCATGACCTACCAAAATATAATTGATGGCCGTAAAGAGTTTGTAGCCTATTCCCTACAGCCTTACATTTGTGCAATAGAAGACAGACTTAGCATGGATGATATTACAGCTCGTGGCCACACAGTGCGTTTTGCTATTGAGGAATCATTCCTACGTGCAGACACAATGAAGCGACTAGAAGCGTTAGAAAAAATGTTATCTCTAGGTTTGATAACTGTAGAAGAAGCCAAAGAAATGGAAAACATGACCCCAGAGGGTAATGAGAATGGAAACGCTGAGTACATAAGCAGCACTAAAGGAGAAAACGCATGAGTGATATACAACAAGCTAATATACCTGCTAGCACAGTAACGCTTTTAGCGTCTGCTGTTCGTACTGCAACAGTTACTGGCACAGCCGTCAAAGGCCTATCTGCCGCAAGATTATTAGTAATGCAATTAAACGTTACCGCAGCTAGCGGCACATCACCTACATTAGACGTGGTAGTACAAGACACAGTTGATGGCACTAACTACAATACTATTGCTACGTTTGCACAAGCAACGGGTGTTACACGAGAAGTAATTAGATTAACCACAGCATTCACCGATCAATTAAGAGTAGTTGCCACAATCGCTGGTACTACACCATCATTTACGTGTGAAGTCCTAACATGGGCGGATTCAAATTGATTCTTACATTTAGTAGTGCTGTAGAGAGCGCAGATACAGAGCGCAGAATAATTGCTGGCAAAATTGTGCCATACGAAAGTGTAGGCAACACAAGTGCTGGCCCTGTTATGTTTGCTAAAGATTCTATAGATATTGGCGATCCTGGCAAAATTAAGATGCTTATGCAACACAAAGCAGATAAGCCAATAGGCCGCATGCAAAAGTTTAACAAAGCAGAAGATGGCATTTACGCTAGCTTTAAGATTAGCGCAAGTATGCAAGGCTCAGATGCGTTAGTGCTAGCTGCAGAAGATTTAATTTCAGGTATGTCTGTCGGTGTAGAGGTAATTAAGTCACAACAGAAAAAAGATTATATTTACGTAACTAAGGCGCAATTAAAAGAAGTAAGCCTTGTTGAGTCTCCAGCATTTACAGAAGCACAAGTAACTAAAGTTGCCGCTAGCGAAGGCGAAGCGGATGCAACAAATCAACCAACTACGGAAAGCGAGGCACAAGTGGACAACACCACCGAGCCAACAGCAACACCAGTGGTCGAGACAACTCCAGTAGAAGCCGCACGCCCTACGATTAGTGCATCCTTTTACACAGAGCCACGCTCACCAATTAAAACACAAGCTCAATACTTAGAGCATTCAATAAAAGCAAAGTTAGGTAATCAAGATTCTAATGAGTGGGTATTACAAGCAGAAGCAAAGGCATCAAAGATGCTTACAGCTGCAGATGATGACTTCTCAACTAACCCTGCATTTTCTCCAACAATCTTCTCACCTACAGTAATTGATACACTGATTGGATCACGACCAGCTATTGATGCAATCGGTGTACGTGCTATCCCAGCATCAGGTATGACTATCTCACATCCAAAGATTACAACTTCAGGTACAGTAGCCGATACAAACGAAGGCGCTGGACCATCTGAGACAGGTATCGTATCTTCATACGTCAACGCAACTGTAAATAAGTTTGCAGGAATGCAACGCTATTCTATAGAGTTATTAGAGCGTTCATCTCCAGCATTCTTTCAAGCCATGTTAGAAAATATGACTCGTGCATATAACAAGGCAACAGACGCAGCTGTAATTGCAGAATTAACAGCATCTGGTACACAAGCTACCGCCGTAGCAGCTACATCTGCTGGTATTATTTCATACGTATCAACAGAAGCACCAGCTGCATATCTAGCAACAGGTGAGTTAGCAAGTGCTTACATTGCTGGCACATCACAGTGGTCATTACTATTAGGCGCAACAGATTCAACAGGTCGCCCAATTTACAATGCTGCTAATCCAATGAATAATGGTGGACAAGCAAACCCAACATCACTACGTGGTAACGTGCTTGGATTGTCGTTATATGTAGATCCAAATGCGGTCAGCACAACTATTGACGAGAGCGCTTTTATTGTAGTGCCATCATCAGTAATCGTTTACGAATCACCAATTTTACGACTAAGCACTAACGTAGTCACATCTGGTGAAATTGAAACAATGATTTACGGCTACCTAGCAACTAAGGTATTAGTAGCTGGTGGAGTAAGACGCTTTAACCTAACCTAATAAGTTAGGCCTGTAGTAATCCCCTGGGGTTTAGTAGCCCTAGCCCTGGGGGAGCTTTTTTAGATAAGGAGTACACATGGCCGCTGCAATGGTAACAATGGCAGAGTTACGCAGTAATTTAGGTATTGGCACTTTGTACACCGATGCAACAGTAGAAGAATGCTGTCAATCGGCAGAGGATTTAATACAGGGATATTTGTGGCATAACGATGCACCAGTAATCGGCTCATCTATTAGCAATAACACTGCATCTTTAGTGCTAGCAAACCCTGGCATATTTGTAGTAGGTCAAAGCATTACAGTGTCTAATTGTGGTAGCACATACAATGGCACATACACATTAACTGGCGCATTCCCTGGCTCAACAGTGCCAGCAACAATAGGCACAGCATTATTTACACAATTACAATTTAGCAATTACCCTACAGGTTATTCTATTATTCAATACGCAAAAACAGCATCAGATGATCCATTTCATTTTATTAAACCTTACGGCAGGGCATTAGGCCCAGAACATAAAGCACAGGCTTACACTGCGACCCCTGCTATAAGAGAGGCTGCGATGATCGTAGCTGTAGATATATGGCAAGCCAGACAGGTTAGCCAGACTGGTGGGGTAGGTATGGATGGGATCACTGCCAGCCCTTATCGGATGGGTTATCAGCTGATTAACAGAGTACGTGGTCTCATCCAGCCTTATAGCAGCCCTAATTCACTGGTCGGCTAATGCCAGCTGCAATAACTACTTTACGCAGCACACTGGCAACAGACTTAACTAATGCAGGCGTGTGGTCAGTTTTTGCATTTCCACCTGCAACATTATTGGCTAACAGCGTAGTAGTTACACCGAGCGACCCTTACCTAACGCCTAGCAATAATGATTACATAACTATAAGCCCTATGGCTAATTTTAAGATTTTAATAACTAAGCCAGCATTAGATAATCAAGGCAATTTAGCAGGCATGGAAGATTACATACTTGCAGTAGTAACAAAATTAGCAGCTTCAAGTTTAGTAATAAATATATCTGCCATCTCAGCACCTAGTATAATTAGCGCAGCCAGCGGTGATCTATTGGTTAGTGAGATTACAGTCAACACCCTAACGAGTTGGAGTTAAAATGGCATACAAAGGATTTACAGATGAGGAACATGACTTTCTGGTCAAGATAGGCCAGATTACCGACAAGCCAGCAGCGGTTAAAAAACCAGCGGCTAGAAAAGATGAGGACAACGAATAATGGCAATCTATTTAAGCAATGGCGTTGTTGTTACTCTGAACAGCGTGGATTTAAGCAACCACGTAACAGCCGTAACAATTAACCGTTCATTTGATGAATTAGAAGTAACAGCTATGGGCGATACCGCTCACAAGTTTGCAAAGGGTCTAGAAGCCAGCACTATTACTATTGACTTCTTAAATGACACAGCTGCAAGCAATGTTAACGCAACACTGCAGGCTGCATGGGGTACAACAGTGCCACTAACAATTAAGCAAACAAGTGCTGCAATAAGCGCAACTAACCCAGAGTTTCAAACCACAGTGCTTGTGAATAACACGCAGGATGTAAACGGCGCAGTAGGCGACATCAGCACACAGTCAATTACATTTACCTGCCAAAGTGTTATTGTAGTAGACGTAACGGTATAAGGAGTAGTAATGGCAAAGCTAAAGATAACAAGGGCTAATGGCGAAGTATCTGAACATAAGATTACGCCAGGTGTCGAGTACGCTTTCGAGTTAAAGTACGGATCAGGAATTAGTAAAGTCCTACGTGATCATGAACGGCAAACCGAGATTTACTGGCTTGCATGGGAGTGCTTACGTAGGGCTAACGTTACAGTACCTTTATTTGGCTCGGAGT